CGCCTCGGAATCCCGTCCCAGTACTTGACAGCAAGGAGCAACTGCGCCACGCTTACCGTCGAGACCGCCAGCACGTATAACAACATCAGGACTAAATGGTCTGCCACAGGTTTTTACCTTACCCTCTCTTTCATAGGATGGTTTGTATACACCACTCCAGTTGTGAAGTTTCCAAATTTCTGTCTTCACACCAAGAGCAGCCACTAATTCTTTGTACCTATTTAGTTGCAGTTCTTGTAAAATAGGATCTTCTTCTGTAATCAAATGGTAGGTTGCTACAACACAGTCGCTTCCGCTCTGCTCTACATATTCTTGCATGCGAGAAATGTTCTCAGTGATGATTTCAAAGTTACCACCTTTGGTGTTGTACATCCACCGATCATACTCATCAGGTGTAGAACCAATGAAGGAGAAGCGAAAGAAGTCAAGTCCAGCATCAACGCATTGCTTCATATAGTCACCGGACATACGGAGACCATTAGAAAAGGCAAATGCTTTTGCGTTATACTTTTTGACGATTTTGATGTATTCGAACAGTTGACGGTTAAGAGTGGGTTCACCCGAACCTTCTAGATTGACAACCCGTAGACCATGCTTTGCACAGTCTCGTACATTATCCTCAAACTCGAGAAGAGACATTCGAGTGATAAACTCCTTTTCTCTTCCACCAGTTCTCTTGTCTTGTGGACACATGGAGCAAGAGTAGTTACATCCTCCCTGTATCTCAATGACTGCTCTATCAATCTTCATAATTAATTACTCTCTATCTTTTATAGATTTCTTCCATTTTATCAAAATATCTGACTGCTTTTTTATTTGAGTGTCTTAACAGATCCTTCAGATTATCACACCACCAAAATATATTTGTCTTTTCAGTTAAGTGATGAGTTGCTCGAATGGCATGAGGAGTATGATATTTTGTGACTCCTTCGTTACTGCATACGACCATAGGAGTTGCTAGATTTTTTGCAATATAATGCCACATTCCATCATAGCAAATTATGAGTCTTGCAGTGGAGATATGATATAAGGCTTCGCTAATTGGAGTTCTATATGTCAACTCAGTAATACTCATTCCCCGGCGAGATACTTTATCTAGTATAATCTCCCAGTCTGAATTAGTCAAGGTTCTTTTCCATTTTCTTGGTACTTCAGCATTAAAAAGAGGTCTCCAGAATACTATTTTATTGGGGTCTCTCTTTTTAAACGTATTTTTACGAAACAACCAATCGTTTGTGGGAGCAGGGCATCCAGGAGCATCGTTAAAAGAACCTGATTCAAACCAGAATCTGTTCTTATGCTTTACACTCAATTTTTCTGGTGGGTAGTAATATCTGCCTCTTGAATTGAAAATGTGAGTGATTTCAACATCATCTTTTCTCTGATAGAAATTATGAATATAATACATTCTCTGTATGATAGTTTCAGGATCTTCAAAATGATGTAAATGGTCTTCCGAATGATCCCAATGCATCTCGAGATTTATCGGAAGACCACTTTGCCATGCTCTCATATGGCAACTGTTCAAAGCCCACATGAAGTCACCAACACCAGGTGTCCCGCGCCATGAGACTTTTTCCATAATCTACCTCGAAGTATTACTTTTTGCTAGAAGAGTATGCTTGTCCGCCAAAGAATGCAGCAACAATCGCAGCAACAGAAACAAAGTATGTAGCTGCCATATCACCCAAGATTTCGGATGCTTTGTCCAAACCGATCCAATCTGCAAGAACCACTGCAAACGGATAAAGTAAAAGACCAAACAAAGCAAACCAAGTCATGTTACGTTGTGCATCACGCATAGCATCTGCGTCTTCGAGTTCTTTACGCTTGAATTCCAAATACATTCTATGCTCTTCTTCAGATACCTTCCCATCACCATTTGTATCTGCAGGGTGGTATCCGTTTTTATTTTCTTCTTCTGCCATTTTTGTGTTCCTTTTTGTTTTCATAATATAGAACACGGAGGCATAATTTAAAACACTTTAACTTTGTATTTATTTTCCCAGAGTCTGGCGTCTTTTTCGTCATTGACCATGGGTCGACCACGAATATTCAAAGAGGTATTTAATAGCATAGGGACACCTGTTCGTTCATAATATTCTTCTACAATTTTTCGTAGAATTGATGGACAATCAGGTTGTAGAAGTTGGACTCGTGAGGTCCCGTCAACGTGGATTACCGATTTGTAATCATGCAATGCTTTTGAAGTATATTGCATATATTCATTCATCGGACCACTGAAGTATTTATTCGCATGCTCTGCTAAGATTGCTGGGGCAAATGGTCGGTATTTATGCCTTCTTTTAATCTCATTCACCGTATCCTTTACGTCATAACGAACATCAGCAATCAGAGAGCGATTCCCGAGCGCACGAGGACCAAACTCTGCTCTCCCATGAGCAATACCGCAAACTTTGTTTTTAATAATATGATCGACAACCTCTCTCGGAGAGATATCTCTTTGAATATCGTATCCAAGATATGGAGTCCATGTAAGTTGGTCCTTTCCGGTTTTTTGTGCCCAAGTTCTTGCTGCTGCTCCGAGCGCAGATCCAGCATCAGTTGGCGCAATAGCAATATGGACTTCATCGAACATCTCGTGTATCATTGAATTGACCACAACGTTCTGTGCGACACCACCAGAGTAAACCAGTTTGTTACCATATTTTCTTGCTTCTTTCATTATTCCAAGGATTGCTACTTCAGCAAACTTCTGAACACTTGCGGCACAGTCTTGAGGAGAGTACTCATTGGCGAAATCCTTTAACTTACCAATTAATTCTGCACGGAGTTCGTTTCTTAGAGAACCCTCTCCGTATATCGGAATACCGTATTCTACCTCTGGTGCAGTGTCTGACATTTCATAAAACCAATCAATTAACCACTCACTAAATTTATCTTCTCCATATGAAGATAATCCCATCACAACATATTCATCCTCTAGTGGTCTCAGTCCCAAACATTTCGTCATTGTAGTATAAGGTATACCAACAGACTTGGGAGCATGCCATTCCTTTAAGAGATTAAATCGAGAGTCGTAGACGCATGCAGTTTGTATTTCCCCAACCCCATCTATAGAAACAAGCACAGTGTCCTCCGAGGAGGTCCAGGGGCGCGTGTAGTATGCCATAGCACAGTGACTTACATGGTGGAGGTGAAACTCATCATAGACAAGAGAGTTGTGATAAGGGACTTCAATTAAATCCTTTTCGTCATACATTGAAATTTGTTTTTTCTGAGGAATTACTGTTGTTCCGCCTCGCAAATCTCTTTTGATTTGATGGTCTTCATAGAACACAAAGTAGTCATCATTAGAAGTTAAATCCCAGAGTTCTTCTGGTATGATCGAGTCATTTTTCTTTTTAGAATATCTTTCTGCCTGAGCAGCGAAAGAGACATTACCATCTTCTTCTATTATTGCCAGTGCGGCATCATGATAATATTCTGAAAATCCTACATATCGCATGAGTAAATGTCCCAATTAAAAGCAATAACAATTTTTTCTTCGTTATTTATTACTGGACTTCTATGCGGAAGCATTGAAGGAAACACAAGTAAATCCCCTTCAAATATTTCTTCGTTGAAATCAGTTCCCCATAACTGTGTTGCCGATTTAGGATCTGGAAGTTTTAACATATAAACTCCAGACATATTGCATCCTTCATGAGAATGCCAACCAAATGTTGCGCCATCACGATATGAAGCAAACCAAATATTTTTAAAATTAATTGAATCAAAATGCCAAGACTTGGCATAATGTTTTAGGTAGGGAGTAAGGACATTTCTTACAACGTCTTTGTAATTGCTTTGGTAATCAAGGTCGTAATCTGAATGTGACATTTTAGCATAAACGGCATTAGGATCATTATCAATAATCCCGTTTATGCTTCTAATTAATTCATCTTTGATTTCATTATGTTGAATGATGGTGTATTTTCTAATAATTCTGTTCATTAAGTTACATATTCGTAGATTTCTTTCCAATTTTTCATGAGAGGGAATTGTTTATTGTGCATGTTATATCCATGCTCAACCAAAATACTATCTAGTCCGAATTTCTCACCAGCAATCGCATTTTCAATCTTATCTTCTACCCAGAGATATCCGGATCCGTCATATTCTTTTAAAACTTCTTCTTTGTCCGCACCAGTATCTAGATAAATGAATTTTTCAAAAACGTTTTTACCAAATAATTTTTTAAGATTTTTTGTGCGTAACCTTTGAGCATTTGGATCTAAACTCAAAGAGGTTATTACATGAAAGACATATCCATGTTCTTTATGTAGTTTCTGTACATACTCAATAGAATCTCTTAAGGGAGGCAAAAAACCAATTGCAGCACTCTCATTGAAATAGCGAATTAATCGTTTAGATTCAGAGTAGTCCATGTTGAAAGACTCATGAATATCATACTTCATCTCTTTCATCTTGTATCCGCGTTCGTTCATCCAAATGTTAAATGCGTAACTCCAATTAAGCAGTACTCCATCAACATCAGTTAGAATTAATTTGTTTAAATCATTCATAATTCACCATTAAATATTTTAAAAAGTCCTCGATGATATTGGTCTAGCATCACAATTTTGTTATTGCCTCCGGTGTAATGTAAGAAGTTAGATTGCAACCCCTTTCCTTCTATGTCATGATAATGAGTCGGAGTGTCATTCCACTTTTGGTCAATGCTCTCAATATCAAAATCGTGTTTGATTAATTGAGAAGAGATAAAGGGTTGATCATTAACGATAGACATATGCATTTCGGGAGTATCGTATAACCAGGACTTCCAATCATCAAAGCATTTTCTTGCCTTGATTCTTGCTTCTCGAGTCCAAACGAGAACACCAGTATTGAAGATTGTAATTCGAGAGGGATGGTTTGGAGGTAAGACGGGGACGATAGGGCAATTGTGGTAGTTAAACTTTCTGCAGTAATTATTATAGGTTTTACTTTCGTAATCCCAAGTATTATAACCACCATCTCTATCGGTTCGGATATCGCTTTCATAAACTCCGAATACCTCTGCATCACTTTCTTCGAAAATATTCTCGAAAGTATTGCAGACAATGTCAGTGTCTAAGAAAAGGACTTTGTCATACTTGTCAAAGGACTCATCATATATCACACGAAGGCATTCGAATAAGTATGAGGTTGGATTATCGTGTCCCTTTGTGACTACTTGCTCGGTCGAAAACAAGTAGTCGGAACCGATCTTTTCTGCATAGATTTCAAATGACCGACGAGAGATGTCGGCCATTTCTTGATAAACTTCTGTTCTCTTTCTTCCTTCTATTTCGCCGCGACCATCGACTGTATCACTCAAAATTATATACTGAAAGATCAGATTTTCCATATTTTTTCTCACGTTTAGCATCAGATTCGTCTAAAAAACGATTTCTAGAAAATCCATCTTTAGAAATATTTTTGTGCTTATTACGTTTTTTATTTCGAGGGTCGTGCCTAGTGTACTTAGCCATGATTAACTACCAAGTCTCCTTAATCCATTCATTGTAGGAAAGAAAAGTTTGCTTCTTATAAGACCAGAACTTGCAATTATAAATTGGGTGAAGTTTCATACTGCCTCCAACCTTGACATCAAACGCTCTGCTCGATTTGTTACTTGATTATACCAACGAGAGTCGCGTCCTTCAACTGCAGCAGTTGCCCAGTCACCTGCTTCAATTGCTGCATTAAACTTCTTAAATCCAGAAAGTCGAGGACGACCCATATTGAACATCATGTTAACTAGAATTTCTTGAACTTCTCCTGGAAGAGAATTAAACTCCTCTTCGCCATAAAGAGTGCAACATTCTAGAATAGAAGTCTCTAGGTCTTGCTCGAATGCGCTCCAGACTCGCTCCTCCGAAACCTTAGTGCCTACTTCAGCACCATGCTCAGGATCGTCTGCAGTAACGAGGTGACCGACTCCAAAGGTTGGTAGTCCTAGGTGATCAAGATACACCTCATACTTGACACCTTCGTCGATTTTTAATTGTTCAAAAACTGCTTCTCTATTCATCTTGAGTTGTAACTCCTAACATCTCTTTAGTCATGATATAGTCTCGAACAAAGTCAGAACGAACTATATCTGCCCAGGTGAAGTCAACAACCGAGAATCGAGTCATGTGTTCTGCAATTTTCAGAAACTGATTCAATCCTTGTTTGTCACTTCGTTTTGTGAAGTCTGATTGATAGTAGTCTCCACAGAAAATAATTCTACAATTTTGTCCAACACGAGTAATTATACTATCAAGTTCGTGAAATGTCAAGTTTTGCATTTCGTCAATCAGGATAACAGCATTACTGATTGTCACACCTCTTATATATGAAGTTGACATAAATTCTAGAGATCCTGCAGCATTTAATCGATCGTATGCGTCAGGAACATCAAATAATTCTGAACATATTGCTTTATACGGACCAATATATGCTGAAATTTTCTCTTCAAGAGAACCAGGCAGAAACCCGACTTCTCGAGTTGGAACAATAGAACGTACAATAATCACTTTATCATAAACAGTCGATTTTTCTAATACTTCTTCGAGTGCCAAATAAAGTGCAGTAAAGGTCTTACCTGTTCCGGCAGTCCCACAAAGAACTAAATGATGACCGTCGTCCCATGCTTGATAGACTATCTCTTGACTCTTTGTTATTGGTTCAAATGTTTGAAGATTATCAATACGTAATTTGACAGGAGGTTTTGAACCCATTGGTTGAGATTCTTTTTTTCTCATACGTTAATTGTATTCCCTCTGCCGGAATTCTTTTTAATCTCTTTGAGTTTATCCTTCCACTCGGTCCCTGCTCTCGTCATCGGAGATTTACTGTCAGAGATAAATCCGGATATGCCTGTGATTACTTGTTCCCACTCTCCGGTAGCAAGTTTCTCTTCTCGCTTGGCCATACTTATCATCTCGGTTACTTCTTCGCCAGTTGCTTTATTCTTAAATGTGTAAATGGGCATTATAAACTCCAAAAGTATTCGGGGGGAATAACACCCCCCGAAACTAGATAATTGATCACCTTCCTTATTATTGTCGCATTTCTTGTTCGTAAATAGTTTGGTTTAGATAGTCCTTCTTCATTTGTAATTTATAAACCATATTATCTTTACCTTTCTTCTTTAGGTTTTGAATATAATGGTCCAATTCGCGACTATCTTTTTTCAATCTTTCTACTTGGCAAGCTAACATCGACACTCCTTATAATTCTAGTTGTGAGGGAGTTAAGATTTAATAAGAGACGGAAATACCTCCTTTACAATATCAGCGGTTAAATGTTCTACGGGTGATTTCTTTTCAACCATAGATAAAACAATAAGTGCATCATCCGGATGAATTGATTCTAGTAATTGAATAAACTTCATCTCTCGGCGATATGCTGGAAGGTCTTTCCCAGGTCCCCCTTTAACGAACAGTCCAAAGGTCCTGTGCTCGCGGAGGAGAGAGGAGGGAGTAGACTGAGGAAGGTTAGGGGTATATGGGGGCCTCCCCTCAGGGAGAAGGAACTGGAGGGACGCGTCGAAGGTTCCTCGGAGGATATCTTTAAGTGCTTGAACGTCTTTGTATTTTAAGAGCACTTGTTTTCGCTCTTCGTCATTTGTTTTAGTAGAGAATTCTTCAAATATCTCGAAGACTTCTTTGGTAATTTGATATGCCATATTACATCACCTTTATACTATATATCATTTTTGAATTCTTAATATTGAAAAGAATCCATATCTGCCTTAATTGTTTTAATTTCAAATCGAGCTAATTCTACCAAATAAGGTTTAAACTCAGGTCGATCTTCAAATCGCTCATTAATTAATTGTACAATCTCTTCTTCACTTAGAAAGAAAGACTCTTCTACAATCTCTTGAACTTGTTGAACCATCTGACCATATTTAGACATTTTAATCTTCCTCGTTTTCTAGAATGTAAACAATACGTTCAAGTAACTCAATTGTGATATTATCAAGGAGAATAGACAGTTCG